ACCCATTGCGGTGGCTGCGCCGCTTGTTGACTTGTTGATGTCAATCCGTCCCACGCCGCTGCTAGAGTTGTAAATCGTAGTACCAACGCCTCGTGCACTCGTAGTCCCCACCAGCAAGTCCCCATCGCTGGTGATACGAGCGGTTTCAGAACCAGAAGAACCATAGAACCTTGTTGTACCGTCATCCTGAATATACAAGCGAGTAGCACCAGCAGAGTTGGATGCCTCAAATGATGCTGTTGCACTGGTTGTTCCAGCACCTCGTACATATAAACGGGCAGTGGATGTCCCCGCAGTACCAATACTTACGTTGCCATCGGCGTGGATACGAGCGCGTTCGGCGTTGCTTGTGCCAAAAATAAGTGGGTTATTTTCGTAATTCCAAAGGTAAGCATCTAGACTGCCAAGGAGGCCCAAATAAAGCCCATCGTTGGTAGCAGTTCCACTGTTTGAGTTTTGGAAAAGCAAAGTGGCTTCGTTCGCGGTGCTATTTCTAATTCTGTTGCGGTATGTGGCACTAGCAGATACAACATCTAAACGATCAAGGGGCGATGTAGTACCCACCCCCAAATTCCCACTCGCGTCCAGCGTCATCGCCTGAGTAAAGCTAATAGCGTTACCTGCTGTGCCGGAGGGGGCGTTGTACCACTTGTGCGTTCCAGAATCTGCTGTGTAAAGCAAAGCTGACCCAGTTGCGTTGTATTTCCAACCGCTATTGAAATACGCATTGGTGGCAAGATTTACACTGGAATTTCCAGCTAATGTTGCATATTCCGCTTGGAACGCCTTGACAACGGCAAAAGCACTCGGAGTAACCCCCAAGCCGAGGTTGCCGGAGGCATCAAGCAGCAGTCGTGTTGCAGCGGCGGCAGAGTCAAACACTGCAAAATTGCCGCCAGTGACCATGCCCATTTGATAGGTGCGGGATGTTTCCGAATTGGCTTGGAATGTCAAACCATATCCAGCAGCGTATGTGCCTGTATTGATTCGTGCTAAACCAATAACATGGAGTTTATCTGTAGGCGAACTCGTCCCAATACCCAGACCTGTGGAGGTCAGGCGCATTTGTTCGGCGTTGTTTGCGTAGAACGACATGAACCTGCCAGTAGGTGCAAGCAAATACAAATCAGTTCCAGTGGCATATATACCGTCTATTGCCAATTCAGTGGATGAAGCCCCACCCGTGACCGTTGCACGAAATTTAGGCGCAACACCTGTGTTGTTAAGTAACGTCCCATCAAACGTCAGCGCACTCCCCGTAGTCAGGACTTTGCTGCCGTTGAGGTAGGCCACGCCGTTGGCTGTGCCGCCGTTGTGCGTCACTGTGCCGGAGGTGGTTAGATCAGTGAAGTTACCAGTACTGCCGCCATCCACGCGCTGCCACACGGAGCCGTTGAAGATGATCCAGTCACCCACTCCCCACAGCGTCTGGCCGTCAATGCTGGTGCTGCCCGCCACCGACACGACGTAGTAGTCGCCCTTGTCGCCAGTGCCTGCAACAATGGTTGGGCTGTTGGTCGATGCGTTCCAAGTACCCACGTAGTTGACCGCACCCAAGCCTGACAACGTGTTGATCTGGTTTTGCAGGCTGGTCAGTGTGTCCAGCACGCCTTGGCTGGTGCCGCCGCCGTTGGTGATCACCTTGATCTTCTCAGCCAGGTCGGGGGCCACCACCTCGCCCACGTTGATCTGACGACCGGACGACAGGCTGATAATCAACGAGCCGTCAAAGTCAATGCGCGCATCAGCGACCGACACGCCATCTTCACCATCACGGCCGTCCATGCCGCGTGCGCCGTCCAGACCACGCAAGCCTGGAGCGCCATCACGGCCGTTACGGCCGTCCTTGCCGTCACGGCCATCCTTGCCGTCGATGCCGTTGCGGCCATCTTTGATGGTGGCCACACGCTTTTCAATCACGGTGGTCACGCCATCGTACTTCTCGCGGATGTCATTGTCGATTTTCTTGAGCGCTTGGATGACTAACTGCACGTTCTCGGCAGCTTTGCGCTGTTGCATCGCCTTAATCTCTGAGACTGAATTACTGACTGAGCTGAACAAGTTGTCCGCAATGCCATCCAGCGCGCCGCCATCAAAAATTTTATCGATTGCCATTTTTCAACTCCGTGTTCAAAGTTTCGAGGAAGTCGTTTTCCACGTCCACAACATTGTTCTTTGCGTTGTTCATCTGCAACTCAACAATCTTGCTCTTGTTTTTGATGTCCGCTTCCTTGAGCATCAACTCAGCAATCTTCACCCGCTTGTCAAACTCGTTGGACTCGTTGCCAGCGGGCAGGTTCTTGGTGGTAGAAGCGATGACCTTGGCCTGCACTTCTTGCGGCATCAGTTGCGCCTCGGCCATCAGCTTGGTCGCCTCTGCCCGGTTCTGCTCGGCCTGCGTCGTGCTGACCGCGATCTGAGCCTGCGCCGCTTGCAGCGCCAACTGCTGCTGCACCTCTTGCATCTGCTTGGCCTGTGGGTCTGGCTGGCTCATCTGATCCAGCGCGCCCATCAGCTCGTAGCGGTTGGACAGGCTAGAGTTGTTCAAGATGCCCTTCAAGATCAGCGGCAGCACCGGTGTGTTTGGCCCCAGTGTCTGCAAGAGACCAATGAACTGCTGCTGCTCGTACTCGCGGGCAATAATGCCCAGAGTGGCCGTTGGCACAAACTTCATGTCCACGCTCGGATAGCGCTCAGGGTCAAACTGCATGTACCGGAATGCCGCCTTTTGAATGAACGGAATCAGGAAGTCTTCTTGGAAGTTGACCAGTGTGCGTTTGTACTTCTTGATGATCGTGGCCACCGCCATGCTCATGCCCGCGCCGTCACGGCTGACTTGGCTGACCATACCTTGGCTGTCCAGCGTGCCAGTGGCTTGCAGCAGCATACGCTCGAACTCTTTGGCCGTGTTCAGGTTGTTCAGACTTGTCTCGCCGAACTTGAACGGGTACAGAATCTCAGCAGGGTTGCCGTTGACCATGAACGCTTTGCCCGGCTTGACCTCGAACCGCGCCCCGCGTGGCAGGCGGGTGGCGTCCATACCCATCATGGGTGAGGTCGTCAACGCCAGCGAGTCCAAGTGGCTGCGCACCTGGGCGTCGATGGCCTTTTGCATGTTGTAAGACTTCTCCACCGTGCCCCGGCCCAGTAGGCGGTTAGGCACAGTGTCGTCTTGGTACGTCAGAACCGGGCGGTCCTTCATCATGTACGGGTTTTCTTCGGCTTTAAGCAGCAGACCATCGTTGGCGATCACGACAATCGCCTCCACCATGTCCGAATAGTCTTCAGCCGCCGAATCGTCAGGGAACAAGTCCTCGACCTCAGTGTCTTTTTCTGTCAGGTATTCGCGGGGCACCAGGCCGTAGTATGTCAGCAGACGCACTTTCTCGTCGCGGTACTGACTCAGCTCCTGCGTCGGCTCCAGATCGGTGTCCTCATACGACGGGGCGATGTTCACCTTACGATAGATGCCCTTTTCGATGCCTTCGACGATCTTGTGGATGCCCACATACTTCTCGATTGCCACGCCCATGCAGTCGTCCACAGACGTGCCGTTGGGGTCAAACAAGAAGTTTTTGGGGTTGACGGGCATGATTTTGACCGCAATCCGGTTCTTTTCTATCACACCAATGGCCGCTTGGCCTGTTTGCCCTGGAATCGGCTGAGTAGCCGGTTCAAACACCTTTTCCGTCTTGACGACGATCTCGCCGATGCCTGTGCCGTAGATTTCGGCCATCAGCTCAATCTGATCGATTGCTTTTCTGATCTTGTCCTGCTTGAAGTCCTCCATGAGCTGCGCTTTGAGCATCTCAACGTCCAACGGGCTACCGTTGACGTCTTTGAGGTCGTCTTCAATGTCAAAAAAGTCGCCTTGGCCAAAGATCGCCTCCATGATCTCGGCGTGGCGGGTCTCCACCGCTTGCTGGGTGGCCGGGGTCACGATGCGTGAGCGCTCAGAGTCACGAGTTTTGTCTTCTGCCGCCCACTCACCACGGAAAATACGCTCGTATTCGAGGTAATCGTCCAGAAAGTTGGTGTTGCGGTAGTCGCGCCAGCGGTCGCAATGATCAACGACGAAAGCCGTCAGCTCCTTGTCGTTCTCTGTCGGCTCGTCGAACTCATTCTGATCCATTTTTGACCCCTATGTCGGTGGCTATACCCCCGATATTACATCCATCGGCTGCCAGTCCTCGTTATCCGCGTCTTCAAAGTAGCTGGTGACGGCCAACTGGTCGATGTACGACAGCGCGTCCGGCAAATCGTCGTGGACGCCCTGCGATGGAAACATCAGAAGCTGGTCCACGAACGTGTCCCAGTTCTCCTCGCTGTTTAGGACGATTCTACCGTGTTCAAATCGCCCTTGCAAAGACCAAATTACCCGGTCTGTTTTTTTCCGGTTGCCGTGCGTCAGGTCCACGATGTGGCTGTACACGTTGTTTTTCCTCATCAGGTCGCTCAAATACGGCAGCACCGCGTTTTTGAGCGCCCCTCGCTCGATGCCAATGGACATCGGCCTGTAATCCCGCATCTTCATCAGTATCTTCGCCGCCGTCTCACGGATGTCCCACCGACCGTGCTCGATCTCTTTGATGAACCACTTGCCGTCGTCGGTCACTTTCACCACCGCAATCGCCGACTCGTCCAGCCTTTTCTTACTGTTAGCCGCCTGCTTGGCCACTTCCTCAAACCCGGCCAAGTCCACGGCCACGAAGTAGCTGCCGTACTCCGGCTCCTCGCCGTATTTCAGCCACTCCTCCTTGAACACGTCCGCGCCTGCATTTGAGAAACTGGCCATGTATTCCTGCTTGAACGAGAAGCTGGATAGCGTCTTCTTCGCGCTCTCGATCTCGGTCGGGTCGATCAGCGGATTGTCTGCCGTGGTGAAGTGCCAGCTTTTCCAGTCGCTGTCCATCTCGTCCTGCCCCAGCTTCCACAGGTCGTGAAACCAATTACGCCCCTTGGGCGTGCCGATGAACATCGCCCTGCCCTTCCTGTCTGACAGAGACGCCCGGATCACCTGCTCCCACGCCTCGGGCTTGATGTCGGCCACCTCGTCCAGCACGGCATATGTCAGACTGACGCCTCGCAGCGTGTCCGGCCTGTCCGCGCCTCTGACGTAGATTCTCGCGCCGTTGATCAGCGTGATGTCCAAGTTGTTCACGTGGCTCGACTGGATCACCTCTTTGCCCAGGTCCAGCAGCAGGTCCCAGATAATCTGCCGCGACTGACCCATTGTTGGGCTGACGTACAGCACGGCTGATCCCGGTGGGCACCTTAAGCCTTCGATGATGAGAGTCGTTGCCGCCAGTCGTGACTTGCCACAGCGCCGCCCGGCGGCGATGACTTTGAACCGCGTCTGGTCGGTGTAGACGATCTGCTGCCAAGGCAGCAGTTGGAAGTTGAGATCAGACATCTGTGATGTCCTCGGGCTGAATTAGGGGCGGCGTCTCGCCTAGACCTGTGATGTTGATCGTCACTGCGCTGCGCTGGGACTTGTCCTTCTCGAACATGCTGACTGGCAGCGTCCTGTCCATGCACATCTTCAGCGCCGCCATCTGCCCAGGGTGTTCGTCGTTGAGCGCAATCTGGATCACCTTCTCCGCGACGTCCTTGCCGCCAGACCTGATCATCAGCTCTTTTAGCTCCTTGATGCGTTGGTGGTCCGTCTTAGGCAGGATCGCGGGCGGGTTGGTAGCGTACCGCTGGATCGTCATCTTGACCGGTCGGCCGCGTTTCTTTTTTGCTATGGATTCCACTTTTGTCCTTTCGGGAAGTAGACGCGATTATGGGTCATGTGGGTCGTGTTGTCACGTGGTTGGAAGTCGTTGGCCGTTTTTTCGTTTTTTCGTTTTTTCGGAGGGTTGGGGGCACCTGTAACTTTTTGTCTCAAGCTGCTACCCCTCCCCCCATAGCAAAATGCTACCAACTACGCGAGCCAATAGCAAAAGGCTATCGCGCCGCGCGCCAGGTGGCCAGGTGGAATGTGGCCAGAAATCACGCTGCGGAGAGGGTGAGAGCACGCAGGTCCTTTTGGCGGGTACCTGGCGAGCATCTAAGCCACCGAATCGTTATGCCAAACCGTTATATCTGATTGTAAAAAATTCTCTATTTGGCCTGGCCGTAAACCGGCATTCCAAAGCGTCGCATAAACGGCGAGCATCTCTCGGAAACCGTCGGACAAATCGCCAGCGCCAGCGGCCATTAAAACGGCGCGATCCGCTGGCGATAAAACGCGCTGGAAATATTTGGTGTTGGGGCTACAGTGTCTTGGCATAGCCGGATTCTAAATTCATTTGTGGACAATCGCGTGGTCATTTGTGGACACACCCAATGACCCACACCAAACCCGCATGCCTATTGGGCTGCAGCCATTGTGGACAATGTGGACCATCAAAAAGTGAAAAGCCATGTTTGGAGACGTGATCCAGGCGTGGCACTCTTAGCGTGGCCAATTTCCCTATATATATA